ACCGAAGAAGAAATTGTAGAAAATGAAGAAATGTGGGACGAAGAACGCGGTGAAGCTGACTTGAAAACCACACAAGGACAAGACATGCGTAGTGTTGGCATTAGCCCAGGCGATATTCAAAGTGACATGGATACTGCTGGGGAAATGGAAGGCACTGACATCAATGAACCCTTGGGCAATCCTGCCGCACCTGAAGCTGGAGCACCCAATGGCATAGCCAACCCACCTGTTGGACCTGGCGGTGCATAAATAATACTATGATACTTTTAGAATTTTACGAAAAACAGCCGTCGGGTTACTATGATGGTCAAGATGATCAAAGTAAACCCACGCTGGCAAAATTCCGTAAAAGCAAGCTGACTCTACGACAATTGAACAAACTTCGCCGTATGAACGATGTGCGAAGATTTGAATACAAAACCAAACTTGATCGTATAAGAAAACAATATGCAGTGGCTGCTGAGCCAGGAATTTAATAAAACTGCAATATTTTCTGTCTTTTCTTATAAAAAGACAGCCTTATCACACCACTCCAAATAGTTATATGTAAATAAAACATATAGAGCCATTTAATGGAGGGATCTAAATGAACAAGTTTGAACAACTAATTGAATTCGTTATCAATGACGAGACTGAAAAAGCTCGCGCACTTTTCCACGACATCGTTGTAGAGAAGAGCCGTAGCATTTATGAAAACATCATGGCTGAAGAAGCCGAAGAAGATTTAGAAGAAGCTGAAGACGAAGAGTTGGATGAAGATTCTGAAGAATTAGACGAAAACATGATGGACGAAATGGGCACTCAAGACGAGTCCGATCATTTCATCGATGATGTTCGTGCCGATGAACATGGAATGAACATGGAAGGTGAAGATGACCTAGAAATGACAGCTCCAGTTGACGGTGATGCTTCTGAAGAAGAGCCTGTTACCAAAGGTGACATTTTAAATCTTGAAGACAAGCTGGATGCATTGATGGCCGAGTTTGATGATTTGATCAACAGCAACGACCATGCAGACGCTGGATCAGAAGGTCCAGAAGCTGGATCAGAAGAAGACTTTGCCGATGACAGCGAAGAAGATGCCGAAGAGCAAGAAGACGACATGATGGAAGCCATCAGCTTGAAGCCAGCTCCAAAGCCAGTCACTGCCGAAGAAGGCAATACAAATAAACAATCTACCTATGCCGCCAACAGTGGTGCAAAAGGTATGGCAGCTAGCCCAGTTAAAACTGGTTCTGATGCTGGTGGTAAACATGACAGCTCAGCATATAAAAATGCTGTTAAAGAAATTGGTACACCATCTACTCAAGACGCTGCCAAAGGTGCGTTCAAAAGTGCGGCTCCAAAAGCCACAACTAGCGAACCAGCTGGTGTGAACAAGCGTTCAGTAACCAAGTAATTAATAAAATGGCTCTGTATCTAAAAGAACATCTTACTTTTGACGCCGCCCGCATGGTTGTGGAAGGTGTTGAAGGTAAGGATCTTTACATGAAAGGCATTTGCATCCAAGGTGGTGTGAAAAATGCCAATGAGCGTGTTTATCCAGTAAGTGAAATTGAAAGAGCTGTAACAACTCTTAACAAGCAAGTTGTTGAAGGTTATAGCGTACTGGGTGAGGTAGATCACCCAGATGATCTAAAAATTAATTTAGACCGTGTCAGCCACATGATTACAGAAATGTGGATGGATGGTCCAAATGGTTTTGGTAAGATGAAAATTTTACCAACCCCGATGGGAAACTTAGTGCGTACCATGTTGGAGTCAGGTGTTAAACTTGGCGTTTCCAGCAGAGGTTCAGGTAATGTTTCAGACGCATCGGGGCAAGTCAGTGACTTTGAAATCGTCACTGTCGATATTGTTGCCCAACCCAGCGCACCAAACGCATATCCCAAAGCGATTTACGAAGGCTTGATGAACATGAAAAATGGTCATAGAGTTTTTGAAATGGCCAAAGAAGCTGGTCAAGGCGACAAGGCACAGAGATATTTGAAAAGCGAAGTAATGAAGCTGATCAAAGATCTCAAGATTTAGGGAGAAATGCATGTCTTTTGAAACCATCAAAAACTTGCTCGATAGCGACCTGATCAACGAATCCACACGCAATGAGCTCAATGAAGCTTGGGAAGCCAAGTTAACTGAAGCTCGTGAACAAGTGCGTATGGAACTTCGCGAAGAGTTTGCACAAAAATACGAGCATGATAAGCAAGTAATGGTAGAAGCCCTAGATAGAATGGTAACAGAAGGTCTTGCCAGCGAGATTCAACAAGTGGCCGCTGAAAAGCAAGCTCTTGCAGAAGATCGTGTAAAGTTCCAGTCTAAAATGAAAGAGTCAAGTGTTAAATTTGATCGTTTCATGGTAGACAAACTGTCAGAAGAAATTTCTGAATTACGCAAAGACCGCAAGCAATATGGCGAAGGATTCAACAAACTTGAAAAATTCGTTATCACTGCATTAGCAGAAGAGATCGCAGACTTCCATCAAGACAAGAAGGACTTAGTAGAAACTAAAGTTCGACTAGTTGCAGAAGCAAGAAACAAACTGGAAGATCTCAAAGCTACTTTTGTAGCTAAAAGTGCTAAGAAGCTCAGTGAATCTGTTAGCAAACATCTTAAAGGTGAACTTACTCAGCTTAAAGAAGATATCAAAGTTGCTCGCGAGAACAATTTTGGTCGTAGAATCTTTGAAGCATATGCCGCAGAGTTCGGAACAACTTATCTCAATGAGAATCAAGAAATCCGTAATTTGCATAGCATACTTGCTAATAAAGATAAGAAATTGGCGGAAGCCATTAAACTCACTAAAACTGCTAAAGTTTTGGTTGAGTCAAAGGACCGTGAGATCCGTATGATCAAGGAAAGCAATGTGCGTACAAGCACATTAGATGACTTGTTAGCTCCTCTTAACCAAGAGAAACAAGCAATCATGCGTAACTTACTGGAAAGCGTTCAGACGTCCCGACTTAAGAACGCTTTTGAGAAATATCTACCAGCCGTCTTAGCTAATAACAATGCTACTGCGAAAAACCGAACAGTGATTGCAGAATCAGTGGCCGAGGTAACTGGGGATAAAAATACTGTCAAGACAGCTGACGATCGCAGTAATGTGATTGAGATCAAACGTCTTGCAGGGCTTTAATTTTAGGACATAGGAGACTAACATGTCAAATTCACTACTCGAAAGCCGTTGGGACGAAACCAAGGAAGCCCTCCTAGAAGGCCTAAAAGGTAATCGTCGCAACTCAATGAGTGTTATTTTAGAAAACACTCGTAAGTACTTGAAGGAATCTTCAGCAGGTACAACAGTTGCTGGTAACATTGCTACATTAAACCGTGTAATTCTACCAGTAATCCGACGTGTAATGCCAACCGTTATTGCTAACGAATTAGTTGGTGTTCAGCCGTTAACAGGCCCAGTTGGACAGATCCACACATTGCGTGTGCGTTATGGAACAACAATGACTGACTCTTCAGCCGCTGGTACAAGTACCACAGCTGGTGAAGAAGCATTGAGCCCATTCAAAATTGCTCAGGCTTATTCAGCTGGTGCAGGTGCTACTCAAGCCAATTACACTGGTTCAGCCACAGCTGGTCTAGAAGGTAATGGCGGTCGTAACATTTCTGTGCAAATCTTGAAACAAGCTGTTGAAGCTAAAACTCGTAAATTGCAAGCTCGTTGGACATTTGAGGCAGCTCAAGATGCACAAGCTATGCATGGTATCGACGTTGAAGCCGAAATCATGGCAGCTCTTGCACAAGAGATCACTGCTGAGATTGACCAAGAGATTCTTTTGAGCTTGCGTAGCCTAGCTACTCAAGAGTTCACATTTAACCAAGCTACAGTATCTGGTACAGCTACATTCGTTGGTGACGAGCACGCCGCTTTAGCAGTTCTTATCAACCGTACAGCTAACTTGATTGCTCAGCGTACACGTCGTGGCGCTGGTAACTGGGCTGTTGTATCTCCAGCTAGCTTGACTGTTCTACAGTCTGCTACAACTTCTGCTTTTGCTCGCACTACAGAAGGCACATTTGAAGCTCCTACAAACACCAAGTTTGTTGGTACATTGAATGGCGCAATGCGTGTGTTTGTTGACAGCTATGCTCAAGACACAACACCAGTATTGGTTGGATACAAAGGTTCTTCTGAAGCTGATGCAGCCGCATTCTATTGCCCATACATTCCATTGATGAGCAGTGGTGTTGTATTGGATCCATCAACATTCGAGCCAGTAGTCAGCTTTATGACTCGTTATGGTTACATTGAACTTACTAACACAGCAAGTTCATTTGGTAACGCTGGTGACTATGTTGGCGAGATCGCTGTCAGCAACTTATCTTTCTCCTAATCAGAGAATAAACTTTTTACCCTCGGGATGGGAAGTTTACTTAAAAGGCTCTTTGGAGCCTTTTTTGTTGGCGGTACAATCTGTGAGATAAATATTTTTGTAGCAACAGTTGCTACAGCTCGTGTTCAACACACATACACACAAAGGAGAAAATATGAGCAAAACACCTTACGAGATTCGTCTCGAACTTCTGAAACTGGCCAACGAAATTCTCACCACGCCAGTGCACCAAAAACGAGTAGCACTCAACGATGAATATCATTCAAAGTTGGTTGATGCTAATCGTAACTCGCTACCCTACCCAACCATGCCAGATTTTCCATCTACTACAGATGTAATCAGCAAGGCTGAAGAACTCAAAAAGTTTGTAGACCAAGCGTAAAAAGAAAAGCCACCCTAGGGTGGCTTTTTAGTGAAGTTGAAATTGATCAAGGAGTGTAAGTTGCTTGGTTATACAAATACCAAACTTTAGTAAAAGTAGACTGTAAAGTTGGATCTACGGTCTGCATATGATTTAGCATAATTTCTGCAGATTTCCACTCAAAAATTCCAGCACCTGTTTCTGTATAATCGCCGGCAGCAGTAGCAGTTACTCTAACATTTTCTAAGGCTTGTTTAGCACTTTCCCATAATGCTTGATCTTCGGCAGATAAATTAGCCGCTACCCACTCATTTATATTATTATTTGGATTAATAGCCTGTCTGACTCCGCCAGAATCTGTTGTAGTTATTGTAACAAACTTTGATAATTGTTTATTATAGTCTGCTGGCAATTCAAATGTTGAAAGTGCAATAGTCATTGTGGTTATCTCCTCTTGATAACATATTTAGCAATATCTATAAATAACAATGACTATATTGGTCTTATGCAGTTTAACCCACTGCGTAGCGGCTGGAACCCGCATTGCGCTCACTTCAAGGAGAAACAAAATGGGACGCCCTCTAGCAAAAAGATTTTTTGGAAATTTAAACACTAATGATTCTGGACAAACAAAAGACACATTAGTTCAATCCAACAGCGTTGGCATTGGTGGTCAAGGTATTGCATCAATCAACTGGTCTAACCTAGGTCTATTCCGTGGCAATGATGCTACAAATAGCCCATTGGTAGGGTTAGACCTTCCAGCTCCAACATTGCCCGATGGAGTACAAGCAACTTGGACAGTTACTTTTGAAGTTGCAAGTGTATCAACAGGATCAGGTAAAGCAGGATTATCAGTCGGTGATACCTACACTTATGCAGCCGGTGGCAGTCCAGTTATTACCGTTGCTACGATAAGCGGAACAAATGCCACATTTA